GCCGAGCAGCCCACGAGCACCTTCGACGCTTTCGAGCGGCGGATTCTCATGCAGATCAGCCGCTGCCTGAACATGCCGTACATCGTGGCGGTGATGGACGCCACGGGGGCGAACTACTCGACCATGCGGGGCGACTACCTCGTCTACCGCAAGCACATGGCCGCCGAGCGGTCGGAGATCGAGCGGGTGGTGCTCGATCCGCTGCTGGAGAAGTGGATCGAGGAAGCCACGTTCGTCGACGGTGCGATCCCCGACGGCCTGCCGCCCCGCGATCAGTGGACCTGGCGGTGGAGGTGGGATGGGTTCGAGCACATCGACCCGCTCAAGGAAGCCAACGCCGAGACGGTGGGCCTCGACGCAAAGACCGTCAGCCGGGCCGAAGCCTGTGCCCGCCGGGGCAAGGACTGGCGGCAGGTGTTCCGGCAGATCGCCGCCGAGAAGGCATACGCGGACGAGTTGGGCATCGACCTGACGCCGGCGGATGCCGCCCCGGCGGTTGATCCTGTTGACCAGCCCCAGGGAGCCGACGCATGAGCCAGAAGCTGCGAATCACCGGAGAGGCCACGCTGATCGACGCCCCGCTCCTGGCGGATGGCACGAGCGGCGGCAACCCGAAGTTCAGCCTCGTGGGCTACACCGGCCGGGCCATCCGGCAGGCGTGGAGCCGCTTGCCGCTGGTTGTGGATCTCGCGGGCATGGACACGACCAGCCAGGTCGTGGCCGTGATGCTCGGCCACCAGTACGACATGGACCACGCCGTCGGCCAGGCGAGCGAAGTGGTCAACAGCGGCACGGATCTCACGGTCGCCACCGAGGTGATCGGCGAGAGCGAAGAGGTGGCCAAGGCCGTGAACCTCGCCCGCAAGGGATGGAAGTTCCAGGCGTCGATCGGGGCCGACGTGGGCCGGATCGAGAACATCGCCGCCGGCGAGAGCGTCGAGGTGAACGGCCGCCAGTTCGCCGGCCCGATCAGCGTGGTGCGTGCGAGCACGCTCCGCGAGGTGTCGATCGTCCTTTTCGGAGCAGACGCCGCTACGTCTGCCGCGATCGCTGCGGAAGCGAATGATGGAGGTTTCCACATGGCGGATCACGCCAACCAGAAGCCCGACGAGGTCAAGGCCTCGGCGGAAGCCACGGCGAAGGTCGCCGTGGAAGCCAAGGCCCCCGAGGCCGTGACGCCGCCCGCTCCCCCCGTGGACCTGGGCGTGCTCAAGGCCGAGCTGCTCGAGCAGCTGCGGAAGGAGGTCAAGGCCGAAGCCCTCGCGGACATCCGTGCCGACCGTCCCGCCGCTCCGGCGGTCCACGTCGTCGCCAAGCCGGCCGAGACCGACGAGATGCTCGTCGCCTCGATCTGCATGGCCGGCAACCTGCCGGGCGTGGAGAAGCAGTTCGGCGAGCGGACGCTCGAAGCCGCCCACAAGCGGCGGAACATGGGCCTCCAGGAGATGCTCCTCCGTGCGGCGAAGGCGAACGGCTACCAGGGTGACGCCTACAAGCTCACCGACGGCAACCTCCGCGACGTGCTGAAGGCTTCGTTCGGATCGAGCACCCACTCGATCGCCAACGTGGTCGGCACGGCCTACGGCAAGTTCCTCCTCAACGGCTACACCTCGGTGGAGTCGGTGTGGGATCGGATCTCCATGATCCGCCCCGTCTCCGACTTCAAGGCAGTGACCGGCGTTCGCGTGAACGGCGGTTTCGTGTTCGAGGAGGTCGGCCCGGCCGGTGAGCTCAAGTCGGCCGAAGCGACCGACGAGGCTCGTTCGTTCGGTGCGAAGTCCTACGGCCGGATCTCCGCGATCAGCCGTCGGGACATCATCAACGACGACCTCGGTGCTCTGACCGTGGTGCCCACCCGGCTCGGCCGTGGTGCGGCTCTCCGGTTCAACACCAACTTCTGGACCGAGTTCCAGGCGTCCAACGCCACCTACTTCGAGCGGGCCACGGCCGGGGCGGGCAACGCCTTCAGCCTGACCAGCCTGAAGGCGGCGGTGGCGGCCTACCGGAAGGTCAACGACGCGGACGGCAACCCGCTGGGCGTGAATCCGTCGATCCTCCTGCTCCCGCCGGAGCTGGAGATCGCGGGTGCCGAGGCCATGGGCTCGGCCCTGGTTCACGGCACGAGCGGTGCGGCCCCCAGCACGAACGTGCTGGCCGGTCGGTACCAGGTCGTGTCGTCGGTCTACCTGTCGAGCGCGAGCACCTGGTGGCTCGTGGCGAACCCGGGCGACCTGAACGCGATGGAGGTGCTGTTCCTCAACGGCAACCGCAACCCCGTCGTGGAGCAGGCCGAGGCGGACTTCGACACGCTCGGCATCCAGGTCCGCGGGTACTTCGACTTCGGTGTCGCCAAGGGCGAGCCGAAGAGCTGCTACCGGATGGCCACGGCCTGACCCTGACAGTGCAAATCGTGCCCGGGGCCGGGAGCCCAAGCCCGGCCCCGGGGTGACGAACCAAGTTCTTTCCAGATTCCAGAAAGCGAGAAACAAACATGGCGACGTTCGTGCAGAGGGGCGAGGCGATCGACTACACCCCGACGGCCGCGGTGGCCGCCGGTGCGGTGGTCGTGATGGGGACCGTGGGTGTCGGCGTGGTGCCGGTGGGCCTCGCGGCCGGCGAGAAGGGCAGCCTGGTGGTCAAGGGTGTCGTGCGGCACGCGAAGACCGCCAACCAGGCGATCAACGCCTACGCGAAGGTGTACTGGGACGCAACCAACAGCGTCTTCACCGGCACCGCGAGCACCAACGTGCTCGTGGGCTACGCGGTGGCCACGGCTGCCGCTGGCGATGCGACGGTCGATGTTCAGCTGATGAATTCCTGATCCATGCCTCGGGGGCGGGCCGCGTCAGTCGCAGCCCGCCCCCGGCAGTGGCCGGAGGTGGCGAAGTGCAGGACATGCTCGCGAACGCTGGCAGCTGGTTTGAGCGGCAGCGGCGCGAGCATCTGGCGGTGCTCGTCGGCTACCTGCCGGCCGGAGCCAGCCATCCGGTCACGTGCCGGGCCACGCCGACCATCGGCCGGTGGGAGGGGATCGACGCGGCGGGGCAGATGGTGCGGATCGAGACGCGGGACTTCATCATCGGGTTCGCCGACTATGCAGCCGACCCTGTTCGCGGTGATCGGATCGTGGTGGAGGAGGCTGGTATCGAGCGGACCTATGAGGTGGTCATCCCGGCGGGCTCCCAGCAAGCCTGGCGATGGGTGGACCGCAACCAGGGAGTCCGCCGCATTCATACGCTGGAAATCGAGAAGGTGAAGAATGGCCGTCTTTGAGCAGCTTCCTGGCGACTTGAGCTTGGCACTTGTCCGGGGCGACGAGTTCCCGTTCTCGGCCACGTTCAACGCCAACCTCACCGGCTACACGCTCCAGGCGTCGATCTATAACGACGCCACGGGGGCGGAGATCACTGCCCCGACGATGACGATGACAACGGCCACGGTGAACGGCGTGACCACATCGACGGTCGCGTTCCTGCTGACGGAGACCCAGACGACATCGCTCACGGCGGCCCGGATGCGGTGGTTCTTCCGGTGGGTGAGCCCGGCACCTGGCAGCGTGACGCGGACGGTTCTGGCAGGCACCGTAAAGGCGATCAAGGCATGAGCGAAGTTTCCGTCACTGTCGGCGGCACAGGAGTCACGGTTGCCGTGAACGGCAACACGACCGTGGCCACAGTCACGGCCGGCGGGTCGGTGCAGGTGACGCTCACCGACACCAGCCCGCCGACATGGTCCGGGATCGCCGGCAAGCCGACGACGTTCCCGCCGCAGGCCCACTCCCACGCCATCGGCGACGTGACCGGGCTCACGGCGGCCCTGGCCCAGAAGGTCGAGTTGGACGGCAACGGCAAGGTCCTGGCCTCCCAGCTGCCGAGCTTCGTGGACGACGTGCTCGAGGTCGCCAACGCCGCTGCCCTCCCGGCCACGGGCGAGAGCGGGAAGATCTACGTCACGATCGACAACGGGAAGGTGTTCCGCTGGAGCGGCTCACAGTACATCGAGATTTCGGCCTACTCGCTGCCCGTTGCCACGGCATCCGTCCTGGGTGGCGTCAAGATCGGCAGCGGCATCAGCATCGACGGCAATGGCGTGATCTCGGCGTCCGCTGGATACAGTCTCCCGGCAGCCACCACATCAACGCTCGGCGGAGTCATCGTCGGGACTGGCCTTGGAGTCTCGTCTGGCACGGTGAGCGTGTCCTACGGCACGACCAGCGGCACGGCGTGCCAAGGGAACGACTCGCGCCTGTCCGACCAGCGGGTGCCGACCGATGGCAGCGTCACGACGGCAAAAATCGCGGACGGGGCTGTGACCGCTGCGAAAATCGCGAGCAACCAAGCCGTGACGTTCCTGAACGTGACCGCGAGTGCGATGATTGGCGGCACTGGCGGCGTGACGGCCAATATGGGGAGGCTCGCTGTCCTGGGCATTGGTGCCACGACGCTGTTCGAGGTGAGTTCTCTCGGCGTCGTGACCATCGGCACATGGCAGGGCACGGCCGTAGGAGTGGGCTTCGGCGGCACTGGCGCGACC